AAACACTAAGATTACTACCCTTTTAACTCCTGGCGCTGAAAAGATTGCAACAACTATCGATGACTTCAAACTCACAACCACTGCTTGGTTTGATAGTATTAAGAGTGGTGCTACAACTAAGCTTGGCGCAGGCATTGAAGTAATTGACGCAGGTTTAGATTCTATAAAAGCAACTACCAATGGATTCATTGATGGGGTTAAACTCAGTGCAATGACTAAGTTGACTCCTGCTATAGAATTTGCTGGCACTAAAATAGACAGCTTTAAATCAAGTGTTACTGGATTTCTTGATAGTGCTAACACTAAAGCCACTTCAGCATTTGAAGGCACCGCTGAAAAGTTCGACTCTAAAGCAACAGCAGTTAAAACTTCTGTACAAAAATTCTTTGATGGCATTCCTAGATTAAAGATCACTATGCCTGAGGGAATCGGAGCAATAGGGGATAGTATTAAAGCAGTGTTTGGCAATATGGATGAAGGAACTGGAGTACTAGGTTTCTTAGGCAAAGTAGCAGGATTCTTAAAGCCTCTTCTTGTTCCTTTCGAGTTTGTTTTAAAGACTGTAATGCGTCCAATTACACAGATATTCTTATCACTCATCGACTTTGTTGTCGGATTCTACGAAGGATTTACTGGAGAAGATGGAGGTTTTGGCGATAAGCTTAAAGCCGGTATCGAAGGTGGTATTAAAGGAATCATCAAAGGCTTCACTGAAGCGATTGATATGATATTCATCGATCTCCCTGCCTGGTTACTAGAGAAGCTAGGATTTAAGGGCATTGCAGATAAGTTAAGAGAGTTTAGTCTCACAGCAGTCGTTGATCCTGTCTGGGAAGCAGTCAAAAACTTCTTTAAGAATATGTTCAACGATCCGAGCGGTACTATGATGAGCATTGCACGTGGTGCAGGTAACATGGCTGAGAATTTCGTTAAAACTATTCTTAGAATGATATTACCTGATCCCGGTGCTGATAGAGCGTGGTATGATCCAAGAGGTCTTGTAGCGAAAGCGATACCAGATTCAGTGTATGAATATGCTGGCATGAACCCACAGACTGGCGCAATTTTACCAAACGTAGCCGCAGAGTTAGCGGCTCAGCGTAGCGCAGTGGTACAACAGCAAGCGGCAGATGATAAAGCCGAGTCTGCAAGAATGGCAGCCGCTAACATAGCAGTCAATAGTGCTCCTACTGTTATCAATAAGGGCGGTAATACGAAGCACATTCAAGTCTTCTCTAATCCTAAAGTAGCGTCTCAAGCATCATTTGCTGGTGGCTTCTAATTAAGAACCCAATACCCAAATAAAAAAGGCGACTCACATCTCTGCAAGCCGCCTTAGTCGCTTCAGACTTTAACTAATAAATTAGCTATTATCCTCTGCTAGGCTCTTGAAGAAATCAAGTGACTCATCGTCACCAGTATCACTCGCAAGAGTTGGGGATGGAGCCGCTACAGGTTCTGGAGCTGAACGCTCTTTGAAACTCGGAGTGAACCCCATACCCGTATTGTCGTCCTCAGCAGTGACCTTGGGTGCGTGTGTACTGCCATCAAGACCTAGAACCTTATACAGTTTTGCTTTCAGTTCATCGTAAGACTTGAAGTTTTTAGGATCAACAATATCTGAAAGGGAATGTTGCTTGCTCCAAGTATCTTCAAGCACCTCATCTGATAACTCAGCACCGTCTGCACCAGACAGAACGCTTACGCTATCAAACTCAGACTTATCGTAGTTACGATAACCTTCTACTTGACGAATTTTTAGTTTGAAGTCAGCACCTTCCCAAAAGTCAAATGGGTTGATTGGATCTTCATCTTGAAACTGAGGATTCATAGCATCGTTCAGTTTGTCGAAGATTTTCTTACCAAACTTATAAAGATATACTTGACCTTCACGTGAAGGGTTAGCGGCATCTTTCACAACATAGATGTTTGCAATGTAGTTCAGCCTACGCTTCTGCTTACGTGCAGTCTCTTTGTCTTCATCGTGACCAGAATTCCACAGCTTTGAGTTATACTCAGATACTGGATCATCTTGGCTAAGAGTGGTGAGAGAGTTTTCGATATACCAGCCACCTGGTCCTTGGAATCCGTGATCCCACATTCTTACGAATGGCATATCTTCACCTTGCGGTGCGGGTAAAAAACGAATAACGGCATAGCCATTACCTGCTTTATCTACTTCAGGTTTCCAGAAGCGATCATCGCCTTTGTTACCTGTTGAGTTCATCTTCTGGAGTTGAGAATTCAACTTGTCGAATGATGATGTACGTGCCTTTTTAAGGGCTGAGAATGATGTTGTCATGTTTGCTTACTCCTGTGTATAGCGGTTTATATTACGATTTTATCGTTTTGTTTGTCTAGTATACTAGACTGCGTTGTATTTGTCAACACATATTTTACGCATTTTCGCTTTATCATAATTTAAAAACGGTCCATATTTGTTAACAATCTTATTTATACTCGGGTAAACTATCGTATCATTGATAGATTTATCCCAGTACTTGAAGCATCCTGTCAAGTCACTTAATATGACTAGAGTTTCGATGCTGATGCGCTTCATGTTAAAGAGTGACAATACACGAGGATACTGTCCATCTTCAACAACGAAGTTAGCATTAAAGTCTTCGTTCAATTCGTCTAGTTCATTACTAAACACATATCCCAAAGACTGTTGACGTTTCGACCATTCCGTGAAAGTTTCATTTGCGGTCTGACTGTCAACTAGATCACCAACCCAAACGTCTGGATTGTTGACCATGTTAGCTAGTAAAAAGTCTTTATAGTCCTTTCGCTTTGCTAACTTAAAGAAGAAAAACTTATCCTTACGATTTTCAAATGCATCGATTCTGGCGTTAACCTTACCGTTGTATTTGAAGTAATCATAGTTCGAACTAAAGTGCCGCTTTAAAGCAAGATAGCATATGTAAACGTCAAATGCGTCTTGTGTGCTATACAAGCTTTTTGTCATACCGGCAACCTAGTCAGCTTCTCTACCATATTTAGTTCTTCGGCTTCTCTATAGATTTTTGCTTTCAGAACTGGTGATCGGCGTATGATCTCACCGACTACTTCTACTTCGAGTCCATACTTATCTGCGTATACAATTACTGCGTCAATGTAAGGAACTCCTTTAGAAATATTCTCTGCGATCTCTTTCATGATCGTCTCAGAGTTTAACTCTTTGATAAGCCCAATGTTTTTAGTATCTGCGATTTTTTATGCTCCCTGCCCATCAAGTAGGCTTTTTGAAAGATAAAAGCTTCACGCTTATTATCATTAATATAAGTCTCTTTACCTAAAGAGACGTTTCCAGAATCTGGATCAATGCTTACTTGATATAGACCCTCTTCAAAATAATCAGTACTAGCCATTCAATATTTTGATTCCCATAGTCCAGTTTTCAGCGGCATCTTCTACATAAGACTCATGCTTACCAGGAAACATTTCAGTCTTGAATGGTTCACTTTCACCGATACCCATATAGTATTTTAGTCCTATAATGTTACTCTCATTAATGAACATTTCTGCTCTAGGACCTGAACTGTCTTCTTTATAAAAAGTGGATAGATGTTTCTCCATCTAAAACTCTCCTTTTCTGATTTATATGTGCTTATTATAGCAGATGATATCTTGCCTGTCAAGCATTATTTGACAGATTCTAGAAGGGCTTCGATCTCTTCAATCTCAGACACGATTTCACTCATATTTTGTTTATGGTAAATACGAGCCATTTTGCCGAGATACTTTTTTGGTATACCAACATCATCTTCAAGTGCAATGATTGCTTCTTTCACAAACTCACGCTCGGCTTCTTGTCGTAGGTATGAATTACTGATCTCTTGCATAGCTTCTTTAATGCGCTTGCGGTCAGCTTCACTTGATGGTATTATGATTGATGACATACTATATCCTCATGTTGATTAAATGAGTGTTAACTATAACAGAATAGAGGGTTGCTGTCAAGTCATTTCAGAATAAAGGGGCGAAAAAATCGCCCCTCTTGTTAACTATTAATTGCGCCTTTTAGAATGAAAAAGTCGCACCGATATTGATCTCGTCACGTGCTTCGGATTCGAGATTATATTTTGTTTTAGCATACCACTCTACTGAGTCCATTCCTGACATAGTGTAGTTTACTTCAAACTCAATTGTTGGTAAAACATCTAATGTGTTATCCAATACAAGTTCATCGTCCCAAAGTGCTAACTCTGTGCTTGTTACGAAATTCAAGCCTTCAGTTGGAGTCAGCGTAATTGCTGGTTCGATATCAACTGTCATGCGTTCAGCATCTACAGCATAGTTTGCATCTAGTTCTCCAAC